GATATGCGATGGGTTGACGCGATAGAGTTTTGCCGGGCACTAAATCAACTACAAGAGGATTACGACAGGTATAACAAACTATCACAGGGTGAATAACATGGGACTAAAGACAATACTACAAAAGTGGCTAGGGATTACGCCGAACAAGCCAAAGCAATCAGCGGCGCGCGTATACCAAGCTCCAATACAAACAATGTATGAGCCAACGTTGCAGCGGCTACCATATCAGAAATTACCACAGCATACGCAGGAAATTGTTGGTTTAACGTATGGGAAGCATTACGCAAAATCGTATACTCAAATGTATGCGGCGCATCCGTTTGAAGCATGGGATCGAATTATGCAAATACGCGGAGCCGTTGCAATACATCACAACATGCGTGACAAGAAATATGAATTGCGAATAACCGATTTTGAGCAATCTCGGTACAATCTCAATAAAAAGTGTGTGTCAAAAACATTCAAATCTTTAGATAAGTGCATAGCATTTAAGCGTGGGCTAATAGGCAAGCACAACAATGAGCGCGCCGACCGAATGTTGGCGCCGCTAGACCAAACTTTGTTCAAAAACAAGTACGATTAACAGCCCGATTTGGGCAAATTTTTAACCAACATAGTAGGGTATGCCCCTACGATCGCGTCAGACGGTGCGAAATACCAACGCCGAACGTTGGAAGTTAGTTTTGGAACGGGGAGGGGCTGGGGAGTCCCTCCCTATTTTAAGGAGTCAATATGAACATCTACCAGCAACACCCCAAATGCACAACTTGCAAGTACCTATGCGAGCATAGTGAGGATAGCGATTTGCACAACGGCAACGCTATTGTGTGGTATACATGCGATATGCACGAAGAAATGGACATCGAAGAACCGGTATACACCTACTGTTCTTCATACATTCAACGCAAAGGAGGCAAGTATGACACCGCGAATTTACGATGAAAAAGAGCTAGCGCGCTTTGCGGCAGATACGATGGTACTTATACTCTTCGTAGTGCTCCTTAACGTCGTTCTTGTCTTTGGAATACTTTTGTACGCGCTAGCGTGGTTATTGGGGCTAACATGAAATACGGTGTCAAAAGCAGATTAGAGCGCATTCGCGTAAATGGTCAAACGATCGCCATTAGAGCGGTCATAACAAAAGAGGCGGGCGCAACGTTTTCAAAGCAGTTTGTACTCAACTCCAACGTAACCGAAACGGACGCCATCCAGATGGCCCGCGAATACGTTGAAGTTATCCGCACGAAGCCGGTAGCAATACCTAGCGAGAAAGAGGTTATAGAGTTGGCGGAGAAGGTTGTTGTAGATGCTAAATTGCGTGATATAAAGAATGCAGTAGCGCGCGAGGGCGCAAAGAAAGACGTTGCGTTTGTACTTAGCCGCTACGCAACTACTAGGGTGTTCGGATATGACAACACATCCGGCGAATGGACGCAATAAAAAGCCCCGCACGCGAGGCAACGCACGGGGCCAACAGGGAGGGAACCGCTATGAACACGGATCGACGCAACATAACAAATCCCAATCTATATGCAAGACCATGATTCAGAGTTCGTAATTCACTGCGTCAGCAAGTTTAACGACGATCAGTTGATAGACTGGCACGAAAGAGCCGCTATCTACGAATACGAAGCCGGGATGGACAGAACAGAGGCGGAATACAAGGCCGCTTGCGACATTTTATCACAAATAGCGCACAAATTGCGCTTGAAGGGCAGACCATGAGTAGCGACGCAATCAACATCACAGGCGAGCTGATCCACATTGGACAGACGCAACAGGTAAAAGACACATTCCAGAAGCGATCTTTCGTAGTCAAGACGCAAAGCGAATATCCGCAGGAACTGGAATGCCAGTTTACGCAAGACAAGTGCAAGGAGCTAGACCGTTTTAAGGTTGGCGATACCGTCACTGCTCGCGTAAACTTGCGCGGACGTGGCTATCAGAAGCGCGAAGGCGGTATGGGCTGGTTTACATCGCTCGATTGCTGGAAGATCGACAAGCTAGGCGAAGGCGCACCGGCAAGCAAGGCAACTGTTATCGCCGAACCTACTGATTTACCATTTTAACACAAGGAGGGGCTATGAGTTATCACGATTTTTTAACGAGCAAATCGCATATAGGCAAAGGCGAGGGCATAAAGTCCGCAGTCATGCCAGATATGCTATTTGACTTTCAAAAGGATTTAGTGCAATGGGCTTTAGATTTAGGTAGAGCCGCAATCTTTGCGGATTGTGGGATGGGTAAAACAGCGATGCAACTTAGTTGGGCCGACAACATCGTAAGAAATACAAATAAGCCGGTCTTGGTGTTGACACCGCTAGCGGTAGGACAGCAAACGGTTAAAGAAGCGGCAAAATTTGGCATAGATGCAGTTTTTAACAAGCAAGGCGAGATTACGAAAAATATAGTAGTGACTAATTATGAATCATTACATCATTTCGATAAGCACGATTTCTCAGGCGTTGTATTAGATGAGTCTTCTATCTTAAAATCTTTTGACGGCGCATATAAAAATCAGATAACCGAATTTATGAAGCCGATACCGTATCGACTTTTAGCAACTGCAACGGCTGCGCCCAATGATTACACAGAATTGGGCACAAGCTCAGAAGCGCTCGGCTATATGGGTTATATGGATATGCTAAATAAGTTTTTCAAGAATGATAAAAATAACAGCGGTCTGCGCCGTAGTTATGGTGAAGCTCCAGAATGGAGATTTAAAGGGCATGCAGAAAAGCCCTTCTGGAGATGGGTTACATCTTGGGCGCGCGCAGTACGTATGCCTAGCGATCTTGGATATGACAATGGGAAGTTTATACTTCCGCCTCTTATAGAGCACGATCATTTAATAGAATCGAAGACAGCACCTGAAGGAGCTCTCTTTAACTTGCCCGCGCTTAGATTGCCAGAGCAGCGCGAAGAACGCAAGCGTACTATACATGAGCGGTGCGGCTTTGTAGCAGATAAGATAAACGGAACAGGAGTTCCGGCTCTGGTATGGTGTGATTTAAACGATGAAGGTAAAATGCTAACAAGCATGATACCAGATGCGGTAGAGGTTTCAGGAAGTGATAGTGACGACGCAAAGGTTGAAAAGTTTAACGCATTTATAGACGGCGATATACGGGTGCTCGTAACAAAGCCGAAGATTGGGGCCCTAGGTCTAAACTTTCAACACTGCTCTCATATCGCTTTCTTTCCCTCGCATTCGTATGAGCAATACTATCAAGCGGTTCGCAGATGTTGGAGGTTCGGACAAAAAAATCCAGTTAATGTCGATCTAGTTTACACAGAGGGGCAAAAGCGCGTTATGAAGAATCTACAACGCAAAGCAGTGCAAGCCGATGGAATGTTTGCATCGCTAGTCAATGAGATGAATAACGCGCTTGGAATTAACAGAGTCAATAAACACACTAACAAAATGGAGGTACCAACATGGCTATAATAGATCAAATCATAACAGCCAACTATGCAATCTATAACGGCGATTGTATAGAAGTTATGCAGGATATGCCGAAGGGCAGTATACATCTATCGGTTTATTCTCCGCCTTTTGCTGGCTTATATCATTACAGTAGCGATGAGCGCGATATATCCAATTGTACGGACTATAATCAGTTTTTTCAGCACTATGGTTACGTTGTAAAAGAGTTACATCGTATCACAATGTCTGGACGTATTACTGCTGTTCATTGTACAGATATACCATTGGGTAACTCAGGACGTGATGCACTCTACGACTTGCCCGGTGATATAATCAAACTACATGAAAAGCACGGATGGCACTTTATAGCACGGCATACAATTTGGAAAGAGCCACTATGGGTTAGAAATAGAACGATGGTTAAAAATCTTGCACACAAGACCATAGTAGATGATGCAAGCAATGCAGGCGTGGCAAGTGCCGATTATATGCTAATCTTTCGACGCTCAGGTGATAACCCGATACCTATTGCTAATCCTACTGGTTTAGAATACTATTCAGGCGAGGCCCCTTTACCAGAAGATTGTTTGTCCTACAAAGGATGGAAAGGCAAGCAAACAGAGAATAAGTACAGTCATAACATCTGGCGCCGTTATGCATCGTCTATTTGGGATGATATACGTATGAATCGCGTTTTACCTTTTCAAGATTCAAAAGATCCTGACGATGAAAAGCACGTACACCCGCTGCAATTGGACGTAATAGACCGCGTAGTGACGTTGCGAAGCAACAAAGGCGAAAAAGTATTTACTCCATTTATGGGAGTAGGTAGCGAAGTTTACTCAGCGGTGCTGAACGGTCGCAAAGGTATCGGAGCAGAGCTAAAGCAGTCGTATTTCAAACAAGCACGACTTAACATGGAATCGATTGGCGTTGTTAGTGACGATCAGCAAAGTTTATTCGAAGAATGAAAATGAAAAGGGCCGCAAAGGTGGACATAAATCAGAAAGAGATAGTCACATACCTACGCAAGATCGGTGCTTCTGTCGCTGTTATGAGCGCAGTCGGTCAGGGCTTCCCTGATCTTGTCGTAGGGTGGCGCGGACGCAACTACATGATTGAAATCAAGCAGGCCAAAGGCAAGATGACTGAAGATCAATACGAGTTTGCGGCGCATTGGAGGGGCCAGTATGCCGTTGCGCGGTCGATAGACGATGCTTGCAACATAATCGGAGCGGATTTACCACGACTGAACGTATTAAAGGAGGACTAATGGACGCAATTGACAGG